TTAACTTAGGGTTTGCGCGAATAACGCCGCCGTCAAACTCATTAGTATAGTTCGTAGCATTCTCTGAAATACCCAATAGCGTGCATAGGTCAACAACATCTTGGTTAAGTTCAGCGCCAAGTGACACAAGGTTAGCTGCGATAGTGTCATCCGAGTTCTGGAAGAATTCAGAGATCTCACGAAGCGTATCGAGTGTCGCTGGCGAGCTATCAACCAACGCGTCAATTTGAGCCTGAACTTGGCCGATTGTAGCCGAGTCGTTAGCGTCCACACCGTCGCCGTGACGAATAGGAACCATTACGCCCGCAGTGTCCGCCAGTTTCAGGAAGGTAGTCAAGTTCTCAAGGGTTAAACCTTCAGTACCTAACTCTACTTTAGAGGACACACCCTGGAGGGCGCGATTATTTAAAATACCCATTATAAGCCTCCAAACAGCTTAGTTTTTAATGTCTTCATCCGGATATCAACGGCGTTTCCAGGATTCACAACCTTAACCCGATGCTTACCGTTCGCATCGACTTCACAAGTAAAGGCGAGCGGTAGCTCCACCCCTACTTGAAAACCTTTTAATATTTGAGGCACACCGCTAACCACGACCACATGAATGAGGGCTTTGCCCGTTGCATAGCCTATAGCGATGTCACAGTCTTCCGCAATATCGATGTCCGTGTCGAAATACCCTACGCCGACATTCATGTCAACCGTTTCAAAGGGTATGTACAGCGCGTCTACTTTATCCTTTATGTCACCTATGTCGACGGTGTCGGCAACGACTTCGTTTCCATACTCGTCGTGGTTTATTAACCGTTTACCTACCGTATCAATGACTAACTTGTTTGCACGGCTTGAAACGCTTACAGCACTGTACGGCGCGACGATTATCCCGTCGTCACCTTTTGGACCCTGTACACCCGGAGTCGAGATCGTAACAAGCTCGACTCTAGTGGTTTCAAGTACCGTAACGTCGTCGTCAATCTCAATCGTCGTAATGGTGTTAACGTACTCTTCAATCATGCGCGCCGACCACCGTTAAATGGATGCGGAATAAGAACGTAGTAATACCGCCCGACGATACGTGCTTGACAAGATACTTAACTGTACGCCACCGTAAATCCGCAACGGTTCCCGCCGTCGTAGCGGCGGGTAGGTTGAACTCGTATGTACCATCTAGTGCGTCGGTGATATTAGCCACCAAATCGAACTCAGACTGATCGGCTTCAAAGAATATTTGAGAACCCGTCAAGTCGATCGGGTCGCCGGTCTCTTTGTTCGTCCAGCGAAGGGGGTAAACTAAGTCTTCACCCTCCACCATTTCAACGTTAAAAGTCTCTAAAGCCATGTCGCGCTCCTTACACTTTAGACACGGATAGCTTAGCGGACGGCGCCGCCGTTCCATTTGCTAAAGTTCCAGCCGCAAGAGTCAACCCGCTAGTTGTGCCGCGTATTTTCAGCCTGAGTTTGGTTCCGGCGTCTATAAAGATTCCGTTTTCTACGTACTGGATTTGACCTTCATTTACAGAATCAAATTCTTTTTCCTGACCGCTGTCATCAACGGGGACCCAAGAAGATGTTGCATTGTCATAACTTTCGACCCATGTCTCTATACCACCAGAGAAGCCAATAGTATCAAGATTTAAACTTGCTTGGATATTGTATGTGCCGCTTTTTAAAAACTCTAGCTCGCCGCCAATCAAGCTCATACCAATTGAAGACTTTTCAACTTCAAAATCAATCACCACTCCATCAGTGGCGGTGGTTATTGATTGAGCGACATTGCTCACCGCCCTAATTCTAGGGGAGTCCGGTGGATTTTCTAGTGAAGTTATTCGATTGTTGTACTCAAGAAGTCTATACAGCTTTGCGTCTACACTTTGCCAGATTGGTCCAGATGCATCATAAATAAATCTGACCTCCTCGTTTACGTCAAGAGCCGTTAAATCGGATGCGCCGTTTATCCCTTGAGTCTTTAGTATTTTTAGATCGTCAGTAGATAGTATTGAATCGTAAATTCTGAAGTTTGAGTATCTCCCAGGAACACAAGAGTTAGCAGATTTTGACCAGCCAATCTGAACCGAACCTGAAGCGGTATTTATTGCACCACCGCCGCTCGTTGAATTTTTAGTGACAGGCTTTGCCATGTCATCAACATAAAGCTCCACATCATTAACAGATGAGGATGCAGACGTGATCGCTATTGTGTGTACATTGCCATCAAACAGATCTTGCATTTTGTCGGCCTGGTATTTTATCAGCACGTTCCGAAAATGAAGCCGAAGATCTCCGTTCGAACCATCTCCTTCTAGTGCAAAAATGGCTCCAGTATATGAGATGTCCCCAATTCCAAAGAAACCCGCTTTATCACCTGCGCGCTGTTCGCCATTCCCTTTAAACTGGAAAAATATCGTTCTAGGGCTATTTCCGGTTACTGGAGAAAATGACCCTGTAAGGCCGTTAATACCAGTAAGACCGCTCGCTATGTTCATCACGTCATGGGTTTGACCTTCAAATGTATCCTCAACGAAGGTTACATTTGTCTCAGTCATGGCGGTGGCGTTTGGGCTCGTGTCGGTTGAGTTTCCATCAAGTAATAGTTTCATTACAGTTGGGCTTTCAACAAGAGGGGGAGTTGCTATCGGCGTATCATTTGATTTAATTAGCTGTGCTTTGTCGCCCTCACCTCTCGTCAGCATGACAAAGTGACCATCTGTTATTGATGATGCAGGGGGGAAAGTGACAGACGATATAGATTCTTTACTTTTTAATATGACATGTTGATCATCTTTTTTTAGTTGAGCCTCTGTGTTTTCAATCGTCTTGTAAGATACATCTGGATCGGTTATAGCTTCTTGAGCTTGCCACAAATTAGCCGAATGGTCGTATATAAACCTGATAGACGAATCAACATCAAGGGTGGCCAAATCAACCGCACCAAAAACACCTCTAGCTACGATGTCTGTTAATTCGCTATTTGTTAATATGCTGTCATAGATTCTAAAATTAGAATACAGTCCTTGTGCTGAGTCTCCGGGGCTAGTCACCCAGTGCCCAACTGTTATTTTTCCTCGCTCTGTATTTATGTCTACATCGCCACCGTCAACGGAATCTATAGTAATAGGCACTGTAAAGTCATCAACGTAAAGCTCTGGTGGCTCAGTGCTAGATTTAACCACTAATGCAATAGAGTGCCACTGGCCATCGTTTATAGTTGTTCCCAAATTAAAGTAAGTAAAGGCAAGGCCGGATATGTCAATACGTATAGAGTCCGAATATATTGAAGTCAGACCAATAAAACCACCTTGGACCGATCTGTCACCGATTCCAAAGAACCTCTTGTTCTCATCTAATGGGCTTCCAGTTTCAGATTTGTATTGAAAAAAGATTGTTCTCGGGCTTCCGCCTAAAATTGGGTTACTTGCAATTGAGACGCCATTTTTACCAGTTTCGGATGTTGAAATTCTCATTACATCATGGGTTTTTCCGTTAACATCATTTCCAATATAGCTTATGACACCAACGCTGGCAGATGAGACTCCATTGATTGATATGTCATTTGCATTGCCAGATAAGGGTAGGTTTAGCTCTGTTGAATTGTCTGAAAGATTAATTCTAGATATTGTTGCGTCTGAGCTTTCCAACACTTGACTCAGAGCGCCATCTCCGCGAAAGAAATCAATAAAGTGCCCGTCATTAATGGTGGTGGCTAAAGGAAGGATCGCTTTTGAATTTGACGTGTCACTTTTAAACCTAACATACTGATCATCTTTTGTTAGTTGCTTGGTTTCGTTTGCTACGTCGATGTATTCAACGGTGCCGGGTCCGCCACCAGGGGTTAGCGAATCGACCTTGTCTATGAGCTCGTTGACTTTCGTGGCGATTACCGCCGACTTGCGAGGGATGGAGCTGTCGCCGATTTTTAATTTATCTACCATGTTTATGGATTCCTATAGGTGGTCGTCGCTCCACATATATAGAACACATTTTAAACGGGTATCAAACCATAAGCAATAACAACCGCTACGCCTTCAGTAAATGCCCTGTAAGCGTTGAATTGTTTATGGTTACGTCGCCTTCCGTGTCTGTACCGATAAGCGGCACGACCACGTCGTCAACTTGCAGCGCGAGCAGACCCGTACCACTTATAAGACCTAAGTCGCCAGCGGTCGCAATTTTAGCAGGTGTAGGACGTGGAGACGTTGAGACAATCGCACCGCCACGCTTAACGCCGAACACTACGCCTACCGTTGCGTCGTCGACACTGTGACGAACCGAGGACCAACCCACGAATTGATAAGTACCCGCAATCGTAGCGCGTAGACCACCGTTACCGGAGTCGTACACTAGACCGTCCTGAACGCCCGCAGAGTATCCTGGTACTTCGAAGTAGGTCGTACCTTCAGTGATTGGTAACAGTGTGTCGTCTGTGGTGGTTGTACCGGTGCCGAACGTAACCGTATTCGTTTCGTCGGTCGTGATGTTCATTTCACCGAACGCGCTTAACGGCGTGTTATCCGTGATGTCGATCGACGCTTCACCCGTTTCGGTATCTACGGTGACCGTAAAGTCCGTACCAAATGTGAAGGTCTTAACGCCTGCCGTAGCGTTAACCGTCACGGTCGCGTCGGTCGGTAAGTATAAGTTATTGGTAAGGTAATCGAGTAACTGGTTTAACGACGTCGCGGTGATGTTACCGGTCGTGTTTTCTGCGATCGTAGCGTTTATCTGTGTGCTCAGTTCTGAAAGCGTAGCGCGTGCCATAATAAAAAGCCCTATCGGTTGAGATAGGGCTAGTATAACACGGTATTATCGGGGAGGGTTACGACGGCGTGGTGTGTAATGCCAGCTTAACGGCTGAAGCTACTCGACTAGGCCTAAAGAACACTTCGCCGTCTACCCTTGTCTGCTTTCCGTCCGTCGTAACCATATGCGTTTTACCGTCGTATATGTTAATCACAGCGCACCCTCCCACATTTTAACGACGTTCAGAAACTTAAAACCCGCTACGACGAACAGAACTACCCCGACGCTGATCGCTACAGACGGCACGAACTCGTCACGGCGTTTCGTTTCCCAATCGCTGCGGGTGTGCACCCATTGGCGTTGCTCGGCTTTGGTATATTTATTTGTCACGGTGCGCTCCTTACACTGGCGACACACTGCGTATCGCCTTAATATCCTAATAATAATACACGTTATCGTAACGCTGTCAACTAGCCGACCGCGACGTACTCCACACTATCCGCGCCCATACCGCCGACGTGCATCGACTCATCAATGTCGGGGCGTATAGGTGACACGTTTATGACCACGGCGTCAAACCTGTTCGGTGATGTGGTTCCCTCGGGCGTCTTATTAATTAGTATCTTGTTCGTATTAGGGTTTGTGACGTACGTCGGCTGTGATAGCTCCGTCACTAGCTCGTCGAGGCCTTCCATATCGCTAGACAGGGCGATACAGTCGTCCGGTGATATGTCCGCGCCTTCGTAGCGTACTTTGTAGGAGTTGTGGCATAGCTGGCGGAGTTTCCACGCGGCCTGTGCTCTTAGGTTCGTAAAGAAGTCTTTATTTCGTATCGATTCCTTATCACCTGGTTCGACCCTCTCGCCCGTATTCACGTCACACGCAGGGTTTACGATAGCGTGGCTCGGCGACCAGCCTATGATCGTAGGTAGCGTCGCAGGCTTACGACCCGATTCTACAGCGTTACTCTCGTACATCGTAGCGGCGGCACGAGCACCCGCACCGACACCGTTAATCTCGTAACGCCACTGGTCAGCGCCTATCATGTCGGACATTGCGTAATACTGACGCGCAACGGTGTCAGCGTTACCGCCGTCACACATGGACGCTTCGACAAGATAGCCGCGTTTAACCGCTAGGCTGTTTCTATCGTTACCGCCGTCCGCAACGTCCATCGACGCGACGCGCGACCCTGTAGGCTCTGGCCAGTTAAGCGCCTTGTGAATATCAATACACGCTTTAACCCATTTGCTCGGGATAAGCACGCCCTGTACTGCCGACGCGTAGTCGCGATCGACCTCTTGAGCGAATACGTGCAGTAAACCCTCGTCTTCAGCCTTAGCGCGTCGACGGTCGTACCAGTTCAGGTCTTTGCCTGGGTGGTCACGCCAGTCGAATATAAATACGCGCGTCTTACCTTTTGGTAACTCTTCGCCCGCTTTCCACTCGACGCCGGCTTTACGACGACGATAAAAAACGTTACCCGTACCGTTTACGGATGATATGTCGATTTGTACGTCCGTGTTATCACCTAACGACGCCTCGATCAGTTCCGGCCTCTCGTAATGTGCGCTCTCATCCTTGAAGTAGATCCCCTTACGACCGCCTCGCCCAATGTTATCGCCAGCCTCGCCCGCAATTTGCGCGCCGTTTTCAGGGTTAACGATTTTCATGCTTGGCATGTGCTTGTCACCGTTCCAACCTTGAGGGTGGAAGATGTCAGCCGGAAGCATGTTTATCATGTCACGGATTTTCTGGAATATAGAATCGGGGTCGCCTATACGGTCGACTAGCATTTCCTTACGGGAACCGAAACCGGTAGACGAGTCGGGGCGAAAAAGCCACATCCACACAGAGAACGCGGCACATACGAACGTTGCGCCCGCGTCACGACACTTTTCAATGAGTCCCGACTCGCCGTCGTCTATGCAATCTTGAAGGAACCAGACAAGCTCTATCTGACGAGGGAACAAACAGAAAGGCATACGCTTCGGGATCGGGTCTTTCTTTCTAGGGTCGTACGTCGTAGCCCAATCAAGTATAAAGTCGACAGGGTTCGACTCGTAGTGCTTCAATACCGCCGCTTTAACTACAGGGTCTGACCGCATTGCATTGAGTAGGTCTATCCTCCGTTTGTACACCTCTGTGAAGTTAGGAGGCCAAACGTGACACACCCTAGGGTCGTTG